GGACATCTTTGAGAGAGCTAAATTTTTAGTTAAGGCAAAAGGTATTCGTTCATTGATTATTGACCCTTACAATACAGTACAACACCGTATGCAAAGAGGTGAAAGAGAAGATTTATACATTAGTAGGTTTATGAGTGAACTTAAAAGGTTTGCCGTAGAAAACAAAATCTCTGTTCATTTAGTTGCACACCAAGTTACACCACAAAAAGATGATGGTGGCAGATATAATAAACCTGATGTCAACAGAATTAAAGGTGGTGGTACATTTGCAGATAAATCTGATAATGTATTATTTGTATGGAGACCTAATCGAGCATTAGACTTTAGTAATACAGCAGTTGTATTTGGAAGTCAAAAGATAAAGAAACAAAAACTTGTAGGTTATCCTCAAGAAGTTGAAGGCATAACTTACAGTAGAAAATCGAACAGATATTATTTCAATATGGAAACACCCTTTGATATTGTAGATAATATAAGATGCGAATCAGAGCTAGAGTAGATGCTAACCAGAAAAAAATAGTTGCCCAATTAAGAGGGGTAGGATGCTCTGTCCTCCATACTCACCAATTAGGAAAAGGTGCACCAGATATTATTGTAGGTTATAACTTTAATAATTACTTAATAGAAATTAAAGACGGTTCTAAACCTAAAGCACAACAAAAATTAACACCAGATGAAGTTAGATTCCAATCTGAATGGAAAGGAAACTATTATGTTATAAATTCATTTGAACAACTTAGAAACATTGTATTTAAAGATGAGCTCTAAGATACTTGACATATTAGCTAAAAGGCATAATGAATGGCTAAATATGGCTAAAAGTTTTAAATTGAATAATAGTGATGCTAATGAATTAGTTCAAGAGATGTATTTAAGAATGTATGATTATACAAAAGATGTAAAAAGAATTATGTATAATGAAACAGAAATTAATACATTTTATATATATATTACATTAAGAAATTTATATTATAGCAAGTTTACTAATTATAACAAAAATAAAAAAACAGTGTTATTTTCAGATATAGACACTGAAAAATTTAATTATATTATGAATCAAATAGTTTATGATGTTGACCAACATAATGATAATTATAAAAAAAAAGTTAACTTAGAGGCATTGTACAATAAAATAGAAGGCGTAATTGAAGAGTGGTATTGGTACGATAAAAAGCTTACTAGGTTATATTTAAATACTAATATGAGTATGCGAGACATCAGTAAAGAAACAAAAATAAGTTTAAGTTCAATATTTAATACATTAACAAATGCAAAAGAAAAAATTAGAAAGAAAACCAAAGAAGAATACAAAAAGTACAAAAGCTAAAGGACTTGGAGATACAGTCGAAAAGGTACTAGAAAAAACAGGAATATCTAAAATAGCTAAGTGGGTTCTTGGTGAAGATTGTGGGTGTGAAAAAAGAAAAAAGATATTAAATGATTTATACCCATATTATACCCCCGAGTGTCTAACAGAAGATGAATATAAATACCTAGACAAATATTATACAGAATCTAAAAACACTATTCAGCCTGATGTACAGAAGAGTGTTTTAAAAATATACAATAGAGTATTTCATCAAAAGGCAACTTTAACAAGTTGTTCTTCTTGTTATAAGAAGACGGTGCATAATAAACTCAAAAATGTTTATAAAGAATATAACAATGACTGAAGACAAAGGGTTAATTAGGAATCGAAAGCGTGTAAAACAAGTTATTGATTTTACTGGTATTCAAAACGGTAAGTTGCATCCCTCTGATATTGATGCCGTATTAGAGTTTGATAATGAAGTTTTAATACTTATAGAGGTTAAATATAAGTTTAATAAGATACCAATGGGACAAAGGTTATTATTAGAAAGGATATGTGATTCTTGGCATACTGATAAAAGTGTTGTCTTAAAAGTTGAACACGACTTTGACAATGATGATGAAAACATACCATTAGAAAAATGTAGAGTTTCTGGTATATATTACGACAAGGTATGGAAGTATTATAAAGAAACTAAAGACTTCAAGAAGTTTATAAATAAAATGGGTGAAAAATGGGATTGCAAAAAATGTAGATTCTAAAGTACACAATAAACTATAATTGTTATTTATATATGCCATTATTAAGACCAAAAAAATACGAAGAGAAAGCAAGTTTTTTAGCAAGGTTTATGAACAATGCTAAAATGATATTAGAGTACCCAGACACTAAGCAACGCTATGCAGTTGGATTAGATGTTTGGAAAAAGAATTTCATGTAATACTTGTTTATATCAGTTCTTTTATTAACTTTGTGTTGAAAACAAAGAAATATGAGAACAATATTTTACACATTAACTTTATGTATGCTTTTAAGTTGTAGTGATAACTGCGACCTTAGTCATTACCCATCAGCACCTTACAACGAGCCTTATCACGTTGACTACGGAGACAACACTGTTAGATACGTTTATTTATGTAGAGATGGTTACAACAATGAGGTTTATACTTATTATGTATCAGGTGGGTGTTGGGAATACAGTTTGTCATATCAGTATAACTCAAATTGTAATTAATATGAAAGAACCAATTATCACACTAGACAATGAGATGCATGACAGACATGAGCTCACACAAAAAGCAATAGAAGACAGTTTCTATTATGGCTACTTAGCTAAAGCTTGTTTATCAAGTAGTGCAATAAGTCAACTACTTAAATCACCATTAGAATACTTAAATCAAATAAACCTACCTACTGAATCTGATGCACTTGCACAAGGTTATTTATTTCACGCCAGTATATTAGAAGAGCATAAGTTTAATGAGTGTTTATTTTTAGATGTAAAAACAAAAGCAAATAAAGAATATAAACTAGCTAAACAAGAAAGGTGGGATGTGTTTACTGTTAAAGATAGAGATGTAGCTTTAAGAATGAGAGATAGATTTTATAATTGTGATGAGGCAAAAGAACTTATAGAGAATAGTAATTTTGAAGTGCCTATGGTAAACAATTTAATGGATTATCCATTTAGAGGCAAAGCAGATATTTTAGGGGAACACTTAATAGATTTAAAAAGCACTGCACAATTAAACAAGTCATTCTATAATAAAAATGGAGAACTTATAGAATATAATAGTTTCAAGAGTAGTGCTAATAAATTTAATTACGATAGTCAATGTTTTATATATTGTAATTTATTTGGCAAAAGTTATAAAGATTTTAAGTATATTGTAATCGACAAATCTCCTACAAATGAAATAGGCATATTTGATGTAAGCGAAGAGTTTTATTATAGTGGAGAACAAAAGGTTGAATATGCAATAAAAGTATATGAAAACTATATTAAAAATGAATACGACCTTGAAAATTATATTGTAAAAGCAACTTTATAAATGGAAGACCAATACTTAGATTATTTAGATTGTTATGAAGACACTCTACTTTGTCTAAAGAAAAGAGTAATAACAGAAAAAGAAATACCATTATTAATCGAACAGTATGAAAATGAAGAGCACTATGAATGTTGTGGTGCAATATTACACGCTTTAGAGGATTACAAGATTCAACAAAATTATTTACCATAATGATAACACAAAAAGAAATAGCAGACGAACTTAATAGAATATCTGGATTAGATGTATTTAGAGTAACAAGAAGAAGAGAATATGTTGAGGTCAGGTCTTTATTGAATCACATACTTTACAACTATAAGAAAATGCCATTGAGTAAAATAACTAAATTCTATAACAATAACGGTTGGGATATAAATCATGCAACCCTTATACACTCTCTTAGAACATTTGATTTACACAAAAGGTATAATTCTAGTTTATTAATTTGGTTAGAACATATAGTTGACAATATAAATAAAATGGATAATTTTATTAAAAGAGAATACATTAGAGCTAAAATAAATAGCTTAGACAATAAAGACATTGATGAATTAACAATGGTCATTAGTAATATGCCAGAGAGAGAAATAGAATTAAAAAACAAGAAATACATTACAAGAAAATATGAAAAACAATTATAGAAAGCAATTACAAAAAGAAGCACCAAATCTTTATAAGAGTTATGAAAAGATTGTTGAAGAGCAGTTTGAATTATTTGCAAAGAAGCAATTAGATTATGGCATTGGTAATATAAGCACTGGTGCAAACCTAGAAACTAAAGAAGGTAAAGATTTTGCTTTACATGGTTTATGGTTTAGAATGAATGACAAAATAAGTAGATGGAAAAATCTAATTATTAAAAATCGTAAAGGCAATAATGAAACTTTAATAGATACATATCAGGACTTAGGCAATTACTCTATTATATGCCAATTAATAAATAGAGGTTTATGGAAGGAATAGAAGACGATAATAAAAAGAAAAAAGACGGAAGAGCAAACAACGGTGCTTTAAAGGGAGTGTCAAGAGGACAAGGACGACCACCAAAGGCAAGAGAAAAAAAGCTAGGTAACTATGCTTTAGGTGCCATGAAAAAAGTATTTGGTAGTGAAGAGAAAGCTTGGCTTGAATTAGCTAAACAATCTAAAGATAGCTTTCCACACATGAGATTACTTTGGGAATACAAGTATGGTAAACCAAAAGAATTAAAAGAACTAAATGTTAAAACAGAAGTTAACATACCAATCATTAACTTTGCTGATAAAGAAAAAACTATTGATATAGAATCAGAAGATGTAAAAGATGAAGAAGCTAAATCTTAATCCTAAATACCAAGCTCTATTCAATTCTAAAAGTCGTTACTATGTAATAACTGGGGGTAGAGGAAGTGGTAAGTCATTTGCCACTAATACATTCTTGGTGTTACTTACATACGAAAAAGGACATAGAATATTGTTCACTCGTTATACAATGACTTCAGCAGGTATGTCTATTATTCCTGAGTTTATAGAGAAGCTTGAATTGATGGGGATACTTGACCAGTTCACTGTAACTAAAACAGAAATCATTAATAATTTAACAGGCAGTTCAATATACTTTAGTGGTATTAGAACTTCAAGTGGAGACCAAACTGCAAAGCTTAAATCTATACAGGGTGTTAGTTCGTTTGTGTTAGATGAAGCAGAGGAATTAACAGATGAAGAGAGTTTTGATAAGATAGATTTTAGTATTAGAGCAAAGAACGTAAAGAACAGATGTATATTAATTCTAAACCCTACAACAAAAGAGAATTGGATATATCAAAGATTCTTTCAAAACAGAGGAGTTCCTGATGGATTTAATGGCACAAAAGAAAATATTACTTATATACATACTACATATTTAGATAACCTAGACCACTTGTCAGAATCCTTTGTGAATCAAATAGAGGATATGAAAGCAAGAAGACCTCTTAAATATAAGCATCAAATAATGGGTGGTTGGTTACAAAGAGCAGAAGGAGTTATATTTACTCATTGGAATATAGGTAAATTTAATACGGAAATAGATTCAATATTCGGTTTGGATTTTGGTTTCTCTGTTGACCCCTCAGCTTTAATAGAAGGTGCTATTGACAAAACTAGAAAAATTATTTGGTTTAAAGAACATCTTTATAAAAAAGGTTTAACTACTTCACAAATATATGATGCTTGTATTCGTAAGGCAGGTAAGAATTTAATTGTTGCCGATAATAGTGAGCCTCGTTTAATCAGTGAATTAAAAACAAAAGGATTAACAGGTATAGTTCCTACAATAAAAAAGAAAGGTAGTATTTTATCAGGTATTGCATTAATGCAAGATTATCAAATAGTAATTGATAGCAGTTCTATAAATTTAATTAGAGAGTTTAATAATTATTCTTGGAAGTTATCAGGCTCTATTCCAAATGATAATTTCAATCACGGAATAGATTCTTGTCGTTATCTGGTTCAGTACTTATTAACTAGGTCTGTACCTCATGGCAATTACTTTATTAGGTAAATTGTTATATTTATAACAAAAATTATTAAATTTGTTATATTTCTACATTTATTTGTCAGTTGGAGAATTAATTACTATATTGAACACAGTTCATTGAAATATTGTTTAACCCATAAAATTGAAAACATGGAAAAATTAAAACTAGAGAAAGTTAACTCTAAAAAACAACTAGAATCACAAGGTTATTTTAGAATAGATTTAAACAAAGGGATTTGGGATTTTGATGAGGGAAAGTATGTTATAACGAGTACCATACAAAACAAAAGTTCAGTTCTTTATTTTGGTGGAGATATTTTATCACAAACACCTGTTGAATCAATAGAAGAAGCTTTGTATCTGTACAACACTTATCATTACATTTGTCCAGAACACTACTTATAAGAAGTCAGGGAGGGTAAAACCTCCCTTTTTAAAAAAAAGATTTGGTCAGTTGGAAATTATTAACTAAGTTTGTGTATAACTAATAAAGAAAACAATGAAAGCACTATTTAACAAAACAATTAAAACTGCAATAGTATTAACCTATTGTATAATGACATCATCCTTATTATATCTTGTCTTTACTTTTAATGACAATTTATTTAACAACGGAACACTAGGAATACAAACCTTGTTTCTTTGCCTATCCTTAACTATTGTAGTTGGTTTGGTTTTAGACACATATAAAAACAATAAGTAATGATAGTAAAATTAGCAGTTCATTATGAACAACAAAGAACAAACAAAAAAGACAATAACAATGGTTTGTTGTATGGTATATATCATTATGATATACCTAAAAAAGATTTAGATACAGATAATATGTTTAACAATGACATTGTTCATGTTGAATGGTATAAAACAAAATTAGAAAGAAATAAACAACTTAAAAATAAATAATTATGAACAAAGTAAACGCATTCGAGAACGAAATATTTGACCATTACAGAAAAAGAGTAAATCAAATAGGAAAGTCAATTAACCTATTAAAAAGTCATGGCTACACAGTTGTAGATTTAGAAGGCAAGATAATAGAAAACGAAATAGAATTAACTGAATAATGTCAGACATCAGAACTCAAGAACTATTAATTCTAAACATAAAAGAATTAGAACAAGAGGTGGTAAGCTTACAATATGATATTAATTGGCAAAATCATTACATGGACTTCTTAGAGGGCAAGAATGACGAACTACATCATAAAGCTACTGTACATGCTAACTACATTATGAACTCAACTAAAACCTATGAGATATGAAAACAATAATAAAGAAAATCAAAGATTATAACCAAAAAATGATGAGTCAAGTAAAAAAGACAAGGCATGAACTACAAGATGATGTTAAAATTGAAGTTAGTTCTAATTACAGGATAGAGGGCGACAAGGAAGCAAAGAAAGATGTGTTAGCAAGTTTAGAAATATATTCTTACACCATCACACCAGAAGAACTAGAGGTGCTTGTAGAAGCTCTTAAATGCGTTTATTCAAATCATCCTGATGGAGAGATTAAAATGTCTGTTACACATAATCACGAATACTTAAATTGTTAATTATGAGAAAGTGTAATAAATGTGCAACAATAATAGAACAGAAAGCAAAGCAACTATTCTGTTATAATTGCAAAGGGTATAAACTGCGTTACGAAACTTATGAGTTTTATTCAATAGCAAATCAATTTAATAATAAATAATTATGACACAAAATAAAATAATAAAAGATAATGCAATTAGTATTTTAGATTCAGCATATTCTGGAATACTAAGAATGGTCAGAAGCGATGATGACTATGAAACTATTAACCTAATCCAACCAATCCTTGACAAGATTGATGAGATACAAAACGAAATAGAAGAATTATGAAAGTAAACAGAGTATATAAAGTAGTGCGACCTATGAGAAGGTTTGGTAATTTAATAAAGGACATTATAAATCCAAGAGAATCAAAATATGCTTGGTGTAGATACCCTTTGTATGCCAAAACTAAAAAACAAAAGGAATTGTATATGGCTACAATAATAGAACACTTAGACAATAGAATAGAAATTAACCCAGAAATAGAAATTTAATAATATGACACACCTTGAGGATTTAAACAGAATTGAAATCAGACACCTTAGAGATACAGTAAATATCTTTGAAAGTGAGATTAGAAAACTAAGAAAACTACTTAAAACAATTAAGGAAGAGAACGAAACACTTAGAGCAAAAAATGAATTGCATAGGCAACAATTAGAATCAGAATATAGAAAAAGTAAAGTTTAAAAGATGCAACATAAATTTATTAGGGAGTTGGTAGAGTTTAAATTTAAAGCTATTAGAACTGCCACAAAGAAAGCTAAACTATTTATCGAGTATGATAATTCAATGGTATGGATTCCAAACTATATGATATTTAGATTTAGTTGGGATAAAGAAAATAATATAGTTAGGGTATTATGTCCTAAAAAACATTTGGTTAGTATTATAAACCAACCCAGAGAAAAGCGTAAATATAGAGAACGTAAATCATGAAGCAACTAACCTTTGAGATAAAAGAAGTAGGACAAGAAGTTTATACTAAGCAATTCAATACGGATAGGTCAATTCAATACACCATTGAGCAATACTCAAGGCATCGCCAAATTCAATACATGAATTTAATAGAGTAGATTATAAATTCAATACATAAATTTAATATACCCCACCCATTCAAAAAATATCTGTTTTCTGTTCGGCTCTTCTTGGGCAATTTGCAAAGCTAAAAACAAATAAAGCATAAAAGCAAAATAATATTCTTATTTAGAATTAATATAAATTAACATGAATAATCAACTTTGTTTGTTAATTGTTTTGTCAGTTGGAATATTTATATATATATTTGTAGTGTTGTTAAAGTCAAAGCTTCAATATATTCAAGCTGGTAGAGTGAGCAAAGGTCAAAGCGAAACCTAACGAGGCGACAAAAGAGTTATCTTAGAATAGCAAAAAGGTGTAAAAAAGTGGCACCTACTCATAGACAAATCAAAACACTTATAATTTAAATTAATACTATGAAAACATTAAAATTAAATCTTAATCAAGAAGTTACAAATCTTTTTTTAAGTGGTGGAATTCTTGTTAAATCTTGCATTTCATCAGATGAAAAATTCTTTGTTGGTGTTGTTAAAATGCCAAAAGATAATTTAGCAAATGATAATATTTATAAAACAAACAGAAAGTTTGAGTTTGTTATGATTTCAAATTATATTTATGATTCTGAAATTGTTATTACTTCTTACCATAATCAAAGCATGAGAAAGGTAAAAACCTTATGTATTGAACAATACGAGGAAGATATGCAAGCATATAGAAGAAAAATAAAATCTATTGAATATATTTATTAAATATGAAAAACTTATTTAAAATATTATCCGAAATTTTCGCATTTGGTTTGTTCGCCTTTGTTATGGGCGTTTGCCTTATCTTATTAATTAACTTATTTATATAACTATGAAATATATTAAAATTCCTTTAGCATATCTTCCAACTGAAAACAATGAATATGAATATGATTATGATTATATGAGAATCATGTTTGAAAAACAATTAGAATTATTATTTCATTTACAAAGTGGAACTAAACCAGAATCAAAAAACCATATTAATTATAATTTAACAAAATGAAAACAAAAAGAATCAAAGAACTAAACAACCTTTATGCAGTGCCAACAGGCAAAATGTACAAAGTAAAAAGTAACACGCTAAAAACTATCTTAAAACGTGTTTTATTGCACCCTTTCACGGTAGCGTTAACCGTTTATTCATTAATAATATTATCAATTATTATTTTAACCATAAAAATCTAAATATGAAAACAAAAACTATTGACGTAAACGCAAAAGAATGGTATGATAAAATTAATGGCAATTCTTATTTTTGTGGCACAATAACCCTTAATTATTTAATGGATAATGAGGAAACTTTTTTAATGCCGTTTCAATATGGTTACGGCTCTTCCTATGAATGTGAAGCTAAAGCAATATTAACAGAGTTTAATAAAATAAGTGGCAATTGGTTTCAAGGTTTATATACTTATTGTAAAGACAATAATATTATTTACAGGTCAAACATAAAAAGAAACTCATTAAAAAGAGAATTAAAACAAATTGAAACTGATTATAATAATAACCTAAATAAATAAACAAATGAAAACAAACAAAGAAACAATTAAAACCTATTTGGAACAAGAGAAAACACATGGTAACAGTGCAAATGTATTTTTTGAACATAGCCGTATTTATTCGTATGGTTATCACTACATTTTAGGTCGCTTTCTTAATAATAATTTACTAATAATTAATGACACTGGGTACAGTGCAACAACCTCAAAACATATACACCTATTAAGAGACACGGCAAACGAACTAAATATTATAAATTATAGCGTGTCAAATGTTGAAATAAACAGCGTTTATAGTGAATTAAAATACTTAGAAAGTAAACTACATAAAGCAAGAAAACCAAATATTTGGTATAATAGAATAAACAATTTATACAATTCATGGTTTAAATTCACTAAAAAATATGGTGTTTTAAATATGAATGGTGCATCCATTAAATTAGGTTTACATACTAAATCAAATGACATTCAAAAGATAATCTTAAGAGTCGAGCAATACTACACTACATTAACATTAAATTTAGCCGTGTAAATTAAAATATATTAATCTTTTAACGGCTTTTATTAATATTATACCCCTTTAATTAGGGGTTTTTTTATATCTAACATTTTGTTTGATTCCTAACATTCAGTTAGTTATGATTAATTAAATAGTCAATATCTAACTTTCTTTATCTTTATCAGCTATAAACATAGCCATATAAAGCAATTTAACACACATTTAAAGCAATCCAAGTACCTTAGTGGTACTATCTATCCATTTTAATACTAAAGTGTCTTAAAACGTCTTAAAATCAATCTTAATTGTATGTAGGTTGTAAATAGGGGGTACTCTGGGGAAATAAATTTGTTACTTTGTATATTACTCCACTCTCTACACACCTCTTACTTTCCATCTGACACTTGTATATTCTTTATGAATTCAATACCTTTATGAATCTAATACGCTATGGCTAGAAAAATAATACATGATGAGAATTATCTTAAGGCAATATCTTATTGTATGGATAATGGCATAAAGATATATGCAGTGCCAAAGAACAGTAAAGAATATTTTGTGGAGGTTAATGACAATGGTAATATATATCGTAGTCCTGAGGCATATAATCTAAAACAATGGAGCGATAAAATCATTGAGCTTTATGTATTCTACTACTATAAACATAACCCAACCGACAAATAGTCAGATTATAGTTATTATATATATATACACAGTGTATTATAATACATAGTGTATTATATAACATAATGTATTATATTGCATAGTGTAATATATTACATAGTGTATTATAATACATAGTGTATTACATAGTGTATTATATTACATAGTGTATTATATTACATAGTGTATTATATGTAACATATACATATATAATACATATATAACTGACATATATTCAGTTGGAGATATGTAAAGTACAAAAACAATATAAATTATTAATTATAATATGGCACTAAAACAAATCGAATTAGAAGTACCAACAACTCTATCTGACATTAAACTTTGGCAATACCAAAAGTATATGAAGGTCATAGAGCAGAACAAGATAGAAGATGCCGAAGACACAGAGAAAGTAAATGATTTCTTGAATATGAAACTTGTAGAAATATTCTGTAACGTATCATTAAGAGACGTAAGCAAAATACCTTTAAAAGAATACGAAAAGGTTTTAACTATACTAAACAAAGCATTTGAAGAGAAACCTAAGCTTATACAAAGATTTAACTTGTTAGACGTAGATATGGGATTTGTGCCTAAGTTAGATGATATTACTCTTGGTGAATATGTAGATATAGAAACTAATATTTCTGATTGGCAAAAAATGCATAAAGCTATGGCTGTATTGTATCGACCTGTTAATTTTAAGGCAAAAGATAAATATGGAATAGCACCATACAAGGTGAATGAAGAGATACAAGAACTGATGAAAGAGATGCCATTAGATGTAGCAATAAGTTCAATGGTTTTTTTTTACGCTTTAGGGAAGGAGTTACTGGGAGCTATACCGAAATATTTGGAGCAACATCTGAAGAAAGAGGATATGCAACAGCTAGAGATGCATTTGGAAAAAAATGGGGTTGGTATCAATCAATTTATGCACTTGCTAAAGGAGATGTCAGAAACTTCAATACAGTTACCGAGCTTCCACTCTACCAGTGTTTAAATTATTTAGCATTTGAAAAAGAAAAAGTAGATATAGAACAACAAGAATTAAAAAAAGCATATAAAAGATGACAAGTTTTTACGACATACTAGACAAACTTAAAACTTACCTTCAAGGTAACACAAATGTTAATTCAGTTACTTTTGGAGATATATTTGAAGTGGACTTAGCTAAACAAACTATATTTCCATTATCGCATATAATTGTAAATGGATGTACATTTCAAGACCATGTAGTTCAATTTAATCTACAAGTTATCTGTATGGATATTGTAAACGAAACTAAACTAGATAAAAAAGATTTAGATAACTATTTTCACGATATAAATAATAAGCAAGATGTACTTAACACACAATTTGCTGTAGTTAATGGATTACAGTCGGCACTTAGAAGAGGAGAATTGTTTTCTGACTTATATCAAATAGATACAGATTACAGTGCTAATATGTTTGAAGATAGATTTGAAAACTTGCTTGCTGGTTGGAGTTTAGATTTATCTATTACTGTAGCTAACAATCAAATATCAGATATTAATGCTAACGGTCAATCTCCTTGTTAATGAGCTTTAAACTTAAAAATACAGAAGCCTTTTTAACTAGCTATGCTAACAAGCTTATACGTTTATCTAAACTAGAAATAGAGAAACCTAGACAAAGAACATATAACAGTGTTAAGTTTGGCAGTAGAACATTAAATGAGCCGTTAGATTCATCTGGTAAATTAAAAGATAGTTTTAAGTTAGAAAAGAAAGTTGTAAGAAAAGGAGATTTCTTTCAGTTTAATGTAAAAGGTAATGCTTATGGAGAGAAAGTAGATGAGGGAACAAAAGCAGGAACAAGTCCGTCCGTGCCTGAATTAGTTGCATGGATAGATAAAAAACCAGTAAATCTACAAGACACTAAAGGAAATAATTTATCTAATATTAGTCCAAAAGGTAAAAACAGAATAGCAAATCAAATAGCACAAAAAATAAAAAGAGAAGGAATAAAGCCAACAAACTTTTTAACTGATTTAGTAAATAAAGAAATAGATAATATATTAGGTGTTTCTACAGAAATAATAAAAGACATTAACTTAGATATAGATGGGTTTATGCAAAAATTAGGTTATTCAAAACAAGGAAATACTTTTAAACTACAGAAATAGATATGTCAACAATAATTAACACAAGAAGTCCATTCTACCTTAAAGTATCTAATGCAGATTTGAGTTCTGTTAAGTTAGAGCTTTATATTTGGACTGGTACACACTCACAAAGAAATGCATCTTATAAAAGATACACTTTAACAAAAGAACAATTATTAGATGAATTAGATAGAGGTAGTGCAACTTCTACTACAGCTAATAAATTAGTTGATAGTACACAAAACTTTAATACTACGGCTCAAGTAGGTAGTTTTATAAAAAACACAACAGATTCAACAACAGCAAGCGTTACTGCTATTGATAGCGACACAACTTTATCTATAAGCTCCAACATTATGGCTTCAGGAGAAAATTATATATTATTTGCTAAACCTTATGTTGTATTTGAATTAAGTGAGCTTGCCAGAGACTTTATGGAAACAGAGTATAATAACTACGCAACTGACACTTTATGGATAGATGCAGATATTACTATTAAGAATTCATCAGGTGCTATAGTACAGGTAAACTCCCAAAACATAAATACCTCTACTTTTTTAGGCATAGATGGATATGGTTACTTTGAAGACGGCACTAATCCAAGAAGTGTTCAGTATAAAACACCTATGGTGCTTCAACACAATACAACAGTTTATTATAATGATGGTGCAGACATAAAGATTCCTATATATGCAGAAGCACAAACAGTAACAGCCACACTAACAAGTACAGCAGGTGCAAATATAAATTGGGATAATGCTGATGATTTTTGGGATAGCTATAATTCTAATTGGGGTTCAGGACAAACTCCTGTTGTAATTACAGACAATGGAAACACTAATCAAAAAATACAATATTTAATTATTACAGACAGCGAAGATTTAAATGATGCAGATATTGTAACTATATCTAGCAATAATTCTTCATACTCTAATATTGTTATAACACTTAAAAAAGTATGTGAGCCTAAATACACTCCACTAAATATAATATTCTATAATAAATTTGGTGCACTACAAAATCTATGGTTCTTCAAGAAATCTATGACTAACATAAATATTACTTCACAACAGTTTAAAAATAACATTTTAGATATAGAAAACTCTGGTGGAGCACCATCTTATGCATTAAGCAAGCATCAAGAAAAGAAGTTTATGGCAAATGGAAAAGAATCAATAACTGTTAATTCAGGATTCTATACTGAAGACCACAATGAAGTGGTAAGAGAAATGTTACTCGCAGAACAAGTTTGGATTTATGATGGCACAAATACTTTACCAATAAACCTTAAATCTAATACACTACAATTTAAAAAGTCAGTTAATGATAAACTTATAAGTTACACCTTGTCTTTTGATTACGCTTACGACAAAATAAACAATATCCTATAATGCAAAAAATAGTATTATATATAAAAAATAATGACGATGTCTATAAGAGAGTAGATATGTTTAATGATGAAACTATTTCATTAACATCTAAAATACAAGACGTAAGAGATATACAAAAAGTATTCACTGACTTTAGTCAAACATTTACATTACCTGCCTCTAAGACAAATAACAAACTATTTCAACACTGGTATAATTATAACATTGATAATGGTTTTGATGCAAGAAATAGAAAAGATGCTGTAATGGAATTGGATTTTTCTCCATTTAGAAGAGGAAAGATTTCTCTTAATAATGTTAAGATGAAAGACAATAAACCTTTTTCCTATGAAGTTATTTTTTATGGCAATACTATAAACTTAAAAGATTTACTTGGAGACGATGAATTAAGTACACTTGGTCAATTAGATGATTATACTCATGACTATACAAGTACAAATGTAAAAAATGGTTTACAATCAGGTTTATCTTCTGGTAAAATAATATATCCTTTAATATCTCACACTAAAAGGTTTTTTTATGATTCTAATCCGTCCTCTCCATTCTACAGTGGTAATCTATATTACAATACTATTCAAAATAATATTGGATTAGCTTTTGATGATTTAAAACCTGCTGTAAAATGTTTAACTATAATAGAAGCTATAGAAGACAAATACACTACAGCTAATGGATATTCTTCTAATGTAGTCTTTACTAGAGATTTCTTTAACTCAACAGAATTTAGCAATCTATTTCTTTGGTTAAGTAGAAACAAAGGAGCTGTAGGAGGAGATGAAAACCAAGAAGAAACATTAAGTCGTATATGTGGTGCTTGGGGTTATTCTTCTGGTGATTTAGGGTTTAATATAACTGGCGATACTTGGACTGTATCAACATCAGGGCATACAAGACGTTATGATGCACAATTAACAATAACTACAGCAGGTGCTAATCAAAATATTCCTTATAGCGTTAAAGCTGTTGATTATGTTACTGGAAACACATTAGCACAGTTAGCATTAGGTTCTGGTGCATCAAGAGATTTTACTGTTCAATTAATATCAACATTTGAATTAGTTAATTATCAAATCAAATGGATTGTTGAATCTAACACTAATTTGTCGTTTACCCCAACCTTAAATATGACAGAATACATATTAAATCCAATAACACAAACACCTACTAGTACTAATACTGCTGTGTTTAATATAGGTGGTACTGGAGCAAGTATAGCTACAACTGGTGAAATAATAATAACTGATAATGTTCCACAAATTAAAACTATAGATTTTCTTACAGGATTATTCAAGATGTTTAATTTAACAGCATATTATATTGATGATGTAGCTGACACTGACTTTGGTAAAATATATGTAGATACTTTAGATAACTTTTATTTAGATGCAGTAAACAATCCTTCTGAAGGTAGTTATGATATAACAAAACATATAGACACAAAGGATTTAACCATAGAAAGAGCTTTTGAATATAATCAAATTAACTTTCAATATGAAAAGCCATCTACATTATTATCTGTAAATCATCAAGAACAGTTTAATGAGATATTTGGTAATGAAGAAGTGAAACCTACATTTGTTGACAGAGGAACTAAATATGAAGTCAAAGTTCCTTTTGAACACATGAAGTTTGAAAGAATTATTGATGCTAACCAAACAGGAACAAGTCCTTATACATCAATAACATCACCATCTCCATACATAACAGATATATTATGGGGTTATTCAGCAGATGGAGATTTTGAATCTAAAACAGATGTAACTCCAGCTACAGGAAACTATTCTTCAGTATTAACTAAACCACTTGTGTTTTATGCAATACAAAAAACAGGATTAAGTTCAGGAAAAGGAATTAAATGGATTTCAGATGGAACGCCTATAGAAATAATACAATATTACAGACCATCAAATACAAATGAAGATGGTACAATATCAGCAGCACCAGCGTTTACAATTAACTTTGATGATGAAATTGATGAATGGAATTTAACAAATTATAGTACAAATGGTTTAACTAATTCATTGTTTAAAAAATTCTACGCTAATTATATTAATGGCATATTTGAAGAAAAGAAAAGAATATATAAGTTAAAAGGTTACTTGCCAACAGATATATTAGCTAATTATAGATTAAATGATGAGCTTGTGATACAAGATAGAACTTTTACGATTAATTCTATAAGCACAAACTTTAAAACTGAAATAAGTCAATTAGAATTACTAAATAAATTATAGTTATGATAAAATATGTCCTTGATTTATTAAATGCTTCTCAATGGTATGGAGCTGGAGAAAATGTAGAGATTGCCAAAGGTAAATATGCAGGAGTAAAGGATTTTGAACAAATGAAAGAACAACTAAAAAGATTAAGACATGGCAACTAAGAAAATACTTATACAAATACAGGTTGGTGCTAAAGATGCTGATATTGCAGTAGCGAATGTAACAAAAGCTATGGAAGGTTTGAGCGATGCTCAAATCAAAGTAAATAAAACTACTAAAAATAGTACAGCATCAGCAGGATTACATAATGCTATATTAATGGAAGCTGGTCGTACAGCATCTGACCTTAACTATGGATTTAGTGCTATTGCAAACAACTTAGGTCAGTTGTACAGTTTATTTCAAGCTAGTGCAAATAGTGCTGAAGGATTAGGTGCTGCATTTAGAAAACTTATATCTATACAAGCTGTACTTTTAATAGGTGGTCAATTATTAATACAAAACCTTGATAAAATATTTAGATTTGTAAAAGAGGTTGTTTTTAGTATTCAAGATTTATCAAAGGTTTTTGACAAAGCATCTAAAACCGTTTTAGATGTTAATGGAAGTTTTGAAATTTATATAGCTACTTTAGAAGATTCTACTAAAAGTGAAGAAGAAAAAGCTATAGCAGTTAAAAAACTTAATGATGAATACCCTGATTATATAAGTAATTTAGAAAAAGCAGAAGTCAGCATAGAGGATGTAAAAAATAAAACTGAAGCTGCTACAAAACAAAATGACTTATATAGAGAATCTATTTTAGAGTTAGCAATATCAAGAGCTGCACAAAATGAAATAGAAAAAATATCTGGAGAAATATTACAAGAAGAAATAAATTTAAGAAAAATACAAGAAGAACAAGGTATAAAAAGCGAAGAGCAATTAAAACAAGCTTTAATAGACAAACAAGCTGAAATTGATGCTGAACAAGAAATAATAAACAAAAAAATACAATCAAAAGCACAAAGTCAATCACGATTTGCTAGCGATTCTATTATAGATAAAAGTAGATTACAAGCTTTAATAAATGAAAAAGATGCTTTAGAAGGTAATTTAGAATCTTACTTAGGGTTTGGAGAAACTGCTAATGAAAGAATTAAAAGATTGAAAGAAGAAAGAGATTTATATATAGAATATGTCAAACTTGGTACTGAAAGAAATAAAATAGATAAAGAAACAAAAGAATATCAAGAATTAGATATAGGAGATGGTTTTGAAAAACAAATAAAAGATATAAAAGATTTAGGCAGAATAAGAAGTGAGTTTTTTAATAAAAATCAAGCTCAGGATGTTAAAGATAAAGAAACTGCTTTAGAGAAGTCAGAACTAGAAAGGATACAAGCTTTAGCTGAAGTTAATACATTTGAGGGTAATGAGATAGCTAAAAGACAAGCTAGATTAGAGATAAATGCTTTTTATGATAAAAAAGATATAGAAG